AAAACTGATCCTACTTGAAATGCCATATCAGTAAAAGCAGAAGTTAATATTCTTGTAATTGCTTCAGCAGATTCTGCAGTAGTTATTAATTTATCCATTTGATTAACTAAATCATCCATTAAAGGAGTCCCTGGACGCAAACCTTCATCCCAAAGAAAGTTTAACATTGTTTTAAAATATGATATTTGTTCTCTAGCAGTATTAAATGATCCTCCAAGAGTTTTATTTTTTAAAGCAATTAAATCCAATTCTTGACGAAACTTCGCCATAAAAGTAATATCTGCAGAAGCTATTCCTCCTCTTCGAGCAGTTAATAATTTACTATAATCTGGGATGAAAGTAATAGGCACAGGAGCAGCTGTTTTTTTCAATTCTTCTTCATGTTCTTTAAAGAACTCTTGATGACTTAATGTCTGTATTGTTCTTGCTAATTCCTTTAATCTTTTATCTGTCGAAGGAATAGTTGTTTCAGATAATTCTCTTAATATAGAATTATATAATTTTGTTTTTTCTTTAGCAGTGTCAAACACATCCCCTAATAAAGTAGTCATTCGAGAAATGGAATATTCCCCTTCTGTTAACTTATCAAAGATTGCAGTTATATCCTCCTGCTCTTCTTTAAGTTTTCTTGTCTCTTCTGTGACTCGTTTTATTTCTAATAGGATAGGATCATAAATTTCTTCAACTCGTCTTTTCATCATTTTATTTGTTGCTATCTGCTCCTTAATTCCTCCTACCTGAGCATCTATCCAACTTTCTCTATTTGTAATATATTCTTTTATAGCTTTACGTTGAGCCTTTGCCCCTTCCCTCCACAACATCGCCTGATACCAATTTTGTTCTTCTCCTATTTTAGCTTCCCACCCAGCAAGGTTTTCCTCTTCTACTGCAAGTTTTTTCCTCATGTTAAGATAACCAGCATCAGCATCCAACCAAGTTTTTCTATAAGCTTCTTGAGTAACAAGAGCATCTTCCTGAAGTTTTATTGCTTGATCAATCTCATTTTTAAACTCTTCCAATTGTCTTGGATTCATTGCAAACAACACTTCAAATTTTTCTCCAATCGTTTTCTGATCCTCCCTCAATTTAGCTATATCTTCTATAAGCTTTTGAAAATGAGTTAGTTCATCAGAAGTCTCCTTTACTCTATGTCTTAATAATAAGTACCCCCCAGTAAGAGCTGCTATCAACGCAATTATTGCTACATATGGATTCATTAATGCTAATGTTAATCCTTTATTCATAGTCATAGCTGCATTTAATGCTGCCGTTGATCCAGTTAAAGCTCGAATTATATGGGTTATAAACATCAAAGACTTTCCAAATCCTATCAAAATAGATATTATACCTGTTATAGTATATCCTATAACACTAAGGATTAATGCTAATGGTCCTGCAACAGCAATCAATAATAATTTTATAATTTTATTTCTTTTCTCAGCCTCCGACATGGCATCAAAACGAGCCGTTAGGTTTTCTAATGTATTTACCAACCAACCTAAAATAGGAAGAACAGTTTCTGCTACTGACTTCCCTAATTTTATCATAGAAACCTGAGCAGCTGATATTGCTTGATCATATTTTATTTTTATGGTTTCAGATACTGCTGCCCATGCAGTTCCTAATGCTCCTACAGACTCGGTTACCTCCTGCATTATTTCTGTATTGTATTTAAAATTCTTTCCTGCAATAGATAAGTACCCTGTCAAAGCTCTTATATTTGGAAATAACTTACTAGCTAATGTATCCCCATACTCAAGAGACATATCTCTAATCTTCTGTAATAACGGAACAAGACCTTGTTCTCCTAAAATTTGTCGTAATTCAGCATAGGATGAATTCATACCATCAAGAGCCTTCTTCCCTTTAGTTGATTCCTTCCATAAACCATTCAATATTCCTTTTAAATAAGTAGCTGCCTGAGATGCAGAAGATCCAGTTAAACTCATTGCAGCCATACCTCCTGCTACTTGATCCAATTCTACTCCCATAGCAGAAGCTATTGGAATAACCTGTCCTACTGCAGAAGCAAATTGGTCTGCTTCGATCTTTCCTACCCTTACAGCGGCAACCATTATATCTGTAGCATAGGCTGCCGTCAATCCAGTTCCTGCATAAGCATTAAGGGAAGAAGTCAATAGATCCGCTACATCTTGAGTTTTACCTAAACCTGATGCTGCTGCTTTTGCAGATATTTCAACCACATCTAATGCTCTAGCTCCTTGTATTCCAGAAGAAGAAACAAAGTACAATGCTTCTCCTAATTCCTGAGGACCTTTTCCATACTTAGGTCCTAACTTTAATAGTTCCTCACTCCAAGCATTTACAGCACCTTGAGCAACTCCAGTCAAACCAACAATCTTTTGCATAGAATACTCATATTCTTTTGCAGCATTGAATGTTGCTTTTGCTGCCATTACAATAGGTAAGGTAATAGCAGCTCCAGCCAAATATCCAAAGGTTCTGAACTTTTGAGACAGAGTACTCAAAGAAGTCAAAGTATTCTTCTGAAAATTAGACATAGCAGCATTTGCTGCCACTAATCCCTTCGTATCAACCCCTAAGGTTGCAATCATCGTACCTATGTTCATAGCCTTGGATTATTAGTTTGTCTAAATCTTCTTGGAGGTCTATCCATTAGATTTATATTACCTTTTCCTCTTTCAACTCTTCTATTTTGTGTATCTGCTATTCCAAAAAGAATTGATTTCATTTCTTCAATACTCTGTTTTTTAGGTTGCTTTTCTTTCCCCAAATCCCAATCCAACATAAAATCTATTGGGTTGGTATTTTTTGTTCCTTTCTTACCATGAACACTGATTGTTAAATTTGTAAGAAGTGAACTAATATAAGCTAACCTATAATCATCCCTCCACATACCTATTGGATCCATCCTATCGTATGCCTCCCATTCACTTAACTGTTTGGAAGTAAGTTGATCCAATAAGTAATCTGGATGAACTATTCCTATTTCTCTACAGAGTCGGAAAGCGAATTGTCGGCTTGGCCGACTACGGAGTTTTTTATCAACTCCTCCTTATCCTCTTCTGTAATAGCGTTTAATTTCTGAGCAGCATTAACAATCTTTTCCAACCTTGCTGCACTCATACTTATACTTAATGCTGGATAATCACTCTGAGTAAGTAATAAATTTCCATTCTCATCACATAAAGTTACCACAGCTAATTTTGCTCTAAAATCCTCTGTAACAGTTTCAAATCCTATTACTACTCCTTTACTGTCCTTATTTTTCTTCAAAATGGACTGCTCAAAATTATCTCTTTCCCTTCCAGTCATTTGTTTTACATAAACAAACTCGTCTTTTCCTAGATCAACTCGAACTACTTCAAGTTTTTCTTTTGTTAATAATGCTTTTCTGTCTAATAATTTTTCCATGATTAAGAATTTTAAATTAATTGTTTATAAATAAAAATAAAAATACCTTGATTAGGTAATAATATGTCTACATTCCTAAACTGGCACTCTCGCCAGAATCAGTTTCGACTGGTCCGCTAATCTCAATGGTAACATCCATTGTGATTTTATCATCAGGAGAGATAGCTAACGGTAATTCTGTCACCAAACCTTCGAATTCCACTGAGGTTTCCTCATCGTCTGGTAAATGGATTCTGTAGTTTCCAAGAACAGCACTCTCGAAGTCTTCCTTGAATAAATCGTAATTTGCACGAATAAAATTCATGTTTAACACCACAGTTCCTCCGTTTCTAAAGCCTCCAATCTTCTCACGATACCCACCTGTAGAATCTAAGGATGTGACATCTATCGTATCCCTTGACATTCCAGGACCAGTAATCGTGTTTACTTCAGCAATGTTTGCCCATGCAGCACTAGTCCATCGTTGGAACTTGGTGCCTACACCAGCTGTAGCTAAACTACTCATTTTTTCCTCCTTCTTTTTTATACAGCTCGACGCTGTAGATTAAAATTAATAATAAATCGAGCATTTCCGTTATCATCCCAATCTAAATGGGCGGGTCCACTAGAACAGTAGATAACGCTATATAAAGTATCGTTCCATGTCTCCTGTGCCCGGCCATGCAACGATGTCTTTATTTCTTCAATCAAGTTCCAACCAGTTGTATAATTAGCATTACGAACTCTTATCTGTACGGATGGTCGTTCATATCCTTGAGAAGTTAATCCAAGATCAGGAGCATATCCTGGCGTGTCAAATATTGTAACACAATTTCTTGGTGTTTTTTCTTCCTTACCAATAAACAGATTAGTAGCAAAAGTTAATCCTAAAGCACTTACTGCTACCAACATGTCTTTTATATCCTCTGCTGAATTATTCATCTCTATCTTTTTATTTGAGCATCATCTCTAATTGCTTGTAATATTTTATCTTTATTCCTTTTAAAAGACCATTCAAACCATTTAGGTCCTGCACCAACACGTGGTTTGTACCATCTCTTCTTTCCTGGTCCTGGTCCATATCTCCAACTAGGCAATTCACTCATCCCAAGATGTTCATGGACAAACAAAGCGTAATTAGCACTATATCCCAACATCAAAATATTATTCCCTCCTAACGACTGAGCCTTTACAAGTCCTTGTACTTCAGAAACCGTTAAGGTATGCTCCGTTGCCATCTTGCCAGCTACTTCTCCTTCAAACTTTGGACTCCCTCCAGTAGGAGTACCCTTAGCAGTAACAACAAAGAAAGAAGCCCTTAAATTGCCATAATCTACTGGAGTCTTTGGAGGTGTTTTTTCCATATCTCTTCTTACTATTGTTGCTCCTTTGATTAAGCCTTTCATACTCCTATTCTTTATAGCTGCTATCTCTGCATTAAGATTAGCCATAACCTTATCAAATCCTCTTATCGTAGTTACGTTTGCCATCCTGTCAAAAATGCTTTACGAACAAATTCTGTTGTTAAATTAAGAGCAGGTACTTTACTAAATTTCTTTATAATACAAAGTCCTTCCTCTACTAATTTAGGATCATACCATACTCCACTGCTATCCCCTTCACTGTCATCATAAAGAGTTTCTAAATCATCCAATGTACCTAGATATAATAAACCATCCATATCTACATCTTCCGTCACATGGACAATAGCTTTAGAAACAAGCTGAGATCCATCATCAGATTCAAAAAGCTGTTGTTCATCTGCCCAACGACAATCTACCTCAACAGGATCATCATAAGTATATCCTCCACGTCCGTCACTTTGGGGATTTCCCCAATAGACTGCTGTCTGGACACATACCCGCTTTATAAAAGTTTCTATTCCCATTATTCAAAACTTGTTATTGCTTTCATCCAAGCTGATTTTTTACCGGCAAGAGCCATCTTTCCTGACACATCTAATATCAAAACCATTTGTCCATATGAAGTAGATTCTAAATTCTTACTCCAATATCCAGTATATTTTACAGACGCACCATCTACCTCTTCTTGACTAGTTTGTCGATGAAGAGTGCTGGCTACCATATGTGCTGTAAGCCATGTTTCAATATCTTCTAATTGAGTATCTGTCATTGTTGAATCTCCTGAATATACAGAATCCACCAATCTACTTGCTGCTCCAATAAAGATATCTATTATTGTACTGGATAATGTACATCCATCCAATAACTGTAATACTTCTGCTGATGTTGTTCGTATCGCCATTATCTACTCCTTTCTTTTTCGTTTACCTCCCCATAATAAAGGATTAATAAAATCTAAGGCCTTCTCCGTCCAAGGTAATCCTAACCAATCACATACTTCATGTATCTGTTGATAATCTCCTTGTACCATTCTTTCCGGCCATATTTGTTTACAATTTAATCCTTTTTGTATCATTTCAATAAACTTTAATTCATATTGATGCACCATCCAAAGCCATCCTTCTCTCTCATCTTTAGCCCCAACAGCTTTTCGATATGCCTCCCACTTAAATTTTATCATATATCTTGTTTCAATACAAGAATGTAGAATGTCTGCGGTACGTCTGCGAACAATAATCCACTTCGCATTTCTATAAGCATTATTCCAAACCTGCCACATTAAACCTAATCTAGAATCCTTATACATCCAAACACCATCTTTATAACCTTCCTCAACCATTATTTGATCTACTCTTTCCTTCCAATCTAATGGAATAGATATGCCATTTGGTAATGGATAATGTCCTTCTTTATCACCGCCTATTCCTTCTAAATAAGGCTTAACCATTAATTCTCGAATACTATCATTACAATACATGCCTCTTTTTGACATATCGCCAGCAAAAGCTCCGCATTGATTAATAGCAGCTGCAATCATGCTTGCTCCACTTCTAGGAACCCCAGTAATAAAAATAGGCGATTGTTCTGTCATGTTGTGTATATTTTATTAACCAAATCCTTTTCCTTTTTAATTTCTCCTTTTGTAGTTACTCTTACCTTTTGTGCAGGATGTCTACGATATACTGCTAAAAACGAATTACAGTACCCTATTTTAAACCCAGCCTTTAGACAACGAAGGTTAAATTCATATTCCTCCTGATTATTTAAAGATTCATCGAATGATCCTATCTTCTCAAACACCTCCCTACGATACATGGTGGTAGTACTATGAATCGTATTTTTTACCAAAAGATCCGATACGGTAGGATATAATATCTTAGGAATGTAACGTCGTTGCCTCTCTGTGCCTTGAAATAGCTCTATCGCGTTTCCATGGATAAAGTCTACATTTTGCTCTTCAATAGCCTTTACAGAGTCTTCAATGCAATTAGGGAGTAACATATCGTCCTCATGGAGATATCTTATGTAATCACCTTCTGCTTGGTTTAGTACCTTATTAAAGTTAGCAGGCCAATTCCCTTCTCCCTGACTTACTATTAATTGAACATCAGCAGGCACACTTGCAATAGCATCCCGTAACCAGCCACGATCTTTTTTATATGGTATAATAACTGTAACCTTCTTTTTAAGAACTTCCTCATACTCCGTTTCTACATAACTCTGAACCCAAGGTAGGCTCATAGATGATTCTGCTACATCAAAAATGCGAGGTTTTCCATGAAAACAAACCAATGTAGTATCCGATGGAACAGCATCTAATAAAGAGCCACTTCTAGGCTTAAAGTCATATATAGTAGTGGTTAGTTGTTGCCAATACAAATCAGGATTTACATGCTTGCGTAAGAACTTATCCATGCGATGACCTACAACTTCTCCTTTCCATGCTTTCCATACCTTTTTAGTCTTTTCACAATCAGCAGGAAACCAAACCAATGGTGTAGCTAATTGTCTTTTACTCCAAAAGTCTTCCAAAGTAATAAATCTAGAAGGATCAACAACCAAATCAAATATATTCTCCAATGACTGAATTATTGCTGTATCTAAATCCACATATAAGAACGGTTTGTATTGTTCCATCTGCGGAGAGTAAAGAATCATTCTGGTCCATGTGCCAGGCCAATCGTTTGTTAAAGGTAAAAGTTCAATATTCCCTAAATCACAAGGCTCTGTTATTTGATCCCAAAGACAAATAATACGCGGATGAGTTACTGCTTTCCATTTTCCATGGATGTGCCGTGCAATTAATTCCACATCACGAAAAGAAAAACCTTTTCCGTTTTTTAATACTAATACTATCGTTCTTCTATTTTCCATGTACTTGATTATTAATCCAATCATAGGTGGGTTTTAAACCATCTTGTAATTTGTAATCAGGTTTCCAATTCAATAATTCATTTATTAATTTATTATCAGAACACCTACCTCTTACACCAAGAGGCCCTTCTATATTTTTAATTGACGCATATTTTTTAGAAATACATATAATCATTTTTGCTAATTGATTAATAGTAACCATTTCATCCGAACCAATGTTAAGTGGCTGTAATGAATTTGAATGATTCATTAATCTTCTTACTCCTTCCAAACATTCATCAATATAAAGAAAAGAACGAGTTTGTTCGCCATCCCCCCATATTTCTATTTTTCCTATATTATCAGCTTGAGCTACTTTCCTACATATTGCTGCAGGAGCTTTCTCTTTTCCATTATTCCAACTGCCCTCTGGCCCAAATATATTATGAAATCTTGCTATCCTTACATCCAATCCATAATTCCTTTGATAGGCTAAATACAATCTTTCAGCAAATATCTTCTCCCATCCATATTCACTATCTGGAGATACTGGATATGCTGTATTCTCCGCACAATTAGGATTATCAGGATCAAGTTGATTCCTTTCAGGATATATACAAGCTGAACTGGAAAAGAATAATTTACCTGCTCCATTAGCTACACAAGCTTCTGCAACATTCAAATTAATCATTGCTGAGTTTTGCATTATTTGAGCATCATGTTCTCCTGTAAAAATATACCCAGCTCCACCCATATCAGCAGCAAGTTGATAAACTTCATCTATGTTAGGTTGAAAACACATATCAACCGCTTCTTTATGTCTTAAATCCTTTATTAAAAATCTGTCAGCTACTGTATCTGAAAATTCCGGATATTTTAAATCCACACCAATAACATAATAATCTTCAGCTTTCAATCTCTTTATAAGATGAGAACCAATAAATCCGCCTGCTCCACAAACTAACGCTGTCTTCATAATCTTAATTTTTAAGTTTTTACTGCAATTATATCCATATCATCTTCTTCCAAAGTATATCCTTGTTCTTTTAATAAATTTGCTACATATTCCATTCCAGCAGTACCATATTGTTTTCCTTTCTCTCCATGTCTTGTAAAACAATCAGGGGAAAATTTCCATTTTTCATACCTAATGGTATTAATGGTAAACCTACTAAAATCAATAGACTTTATAATTTCAGCATCATACCCTTCTGTATCAATCTGTAAAAAGTCAATATTGGTTATATTGTGTTTTTCACATAACTGAGTAAATGTCATTCCTTGAGTACGCTTCCTATGAAAAGAATTACCCCAATCATCCATAGGAAGTAAACTATAATTTCCTTCTCCATACATATCCGGTCTTCCTTTTGGAATAACCAAGAATACCTTACGTTTTTCTACAGCTGTAATTGCTACATTTTCAAGAAAAACCCCTTTTATGTCTTTATAATTCTCCCAGATATATGTATTAAGGCCATTCAAAGGTTCTACAAGGATAATCTTTGATGGGCGCAAAAGAGCACACATTGAATTAAAATCATCTTTTCCGTTGTTGGTTCCAATTTGTACTACAATCATAATAATAAATATTACCAAATGAATAAAAAATTACCAGGAGCCGTTAATGGAATCTCAGGCAAAATTTGATACTGTTTTCTACGGTGTTGAATCATTCCTCTAAACCTATGTGCCATATACCTTTTTGATACAAAATTACAAAGCATATAACCTCTTTTGGAATTACTTACAATTGCATCATCATAAAACATCTGTCTTTCAACCTCCATTTCAGAATAAGCATAATTACTTATGCAAAGTCCATATGTAATCTTTTTAGAAAATCCTTTATCAGGATTTTTGTATATAGCATCAATTCCAAAATGTTCTAAATACTTTTTAGATAACATAAGAGCTTCTGGAAAATCTATAAGAGTATATGATTTAGGCTTTACAAAATCATGTATAACCTTGCATTGACCTCCATATCCTCCTCCAATTTCCACAATACTCATAAAACGTAAATCTTTATATATCTTCAACAAATTAATAAGAACATTTATATATCGCATAGTAGCAGAACTTACATATCTACCTAATTTTTTATAAAAGTAAACAGGTGGTTGTCCTATTAAATCTCCTTCCATAAATTTATCTAATAATACTGAATCGTTCCCAAATGTATTTAATATGTTGGTTTCACAATCTGCTCCTACTTCATAAGGAATTCCTCCAACAATACCTGTAAATATCTCATTATGTCTAAAAGATTTCCATACAGAGGACTGTTCCGCTGCATCTTTGCAAATCTTCAAATATGGTATATATGTTTTATAAGCTATTCCCATGTCTTTATTTTATAATAATCCATCTGCTTTTAATAATGTTTCTAAATAATCTTCAAGCCAAATTTCACTTTGACTATACATTAATTTAAAGTTTTCAATCTTTCCTGGTAATTCCTCAAACTGTTCAAAAAATATACAATCTTCAAATCCTGCTTCAGTATTATAATATTGCAAAGTATCTTTTTTTACCTGATGTACTGGTATAGATTGAACTAATAAAATTTCATAGAACCTAGTGACAAACGCATTAGCATCTCCTAAAGGAGATAAAACAAAACGATATTGAGCCATAACCTGTAAGTAATCTTCCCAATCAGGTATCTTAGATTCATATATGGTTAAAGGAAAATTATTTGCCACATAATCAAGAAGGGGCATTCTATTTTTATATGCACTTCCTATAAATACAATCTCATCTTCCTTATTGCCTATATGGTTGTTTACAGAATCTTTATAATGTTTTGACATAGCAAGTTTATGAAGTCTACAACCAAGTTTTTTACAATCATTTACATCGTATGCATAATGATAAAAACTATTGCATTTGCTCAGGATATTATAAGTAGGAATAGCAATATGAGAATAAGGGGTATCTCTAAATACTATTTCTGTAGACCATAAAACTAAGGTTATATTAAGTTCATTACATTTCTTAACAAACAATTCTCCACCTACATATGGTAAAGGCTTATGATGAATATTATAATCTGTAACAATCTCCCAATGTGGTCCATGAACATATGCTCCAACAAACAATATATCTAATCCTGGTAGATCGTCTATAGAATTTACTAATGTAACCTCCTCATATAAAGCAAGTAAAGCATAGTAATAATTTCTAAACTGCCTATGCTTAGTAAAAGCTAAATCACATATAAGTCCTATCTTTTTCATTGTATATCCCTCACTTTATTTTCCCAATATGAAAATGTTAATTTATACCTATCCCAATTCAAATTAGTAATCCTTTCATATTCCTTATTCAAAAATTCTTCTGTCACTTCATCCCATGAATCTATTAAACAAATTGGAAAGTCCTCATAAAATGAAGTAAAAATACATCTTCTTGTAATAGGGATACAACCAAGGTATAATGCCTCCCACATTCTATGATTATCAAAACAATTCCCCCAAGGGTTCATTATAAATTTATGAGTAGCTATATTGATAAAGTAATCTTTTAAAGCCTGTGGACTTTTACCAGGGTCAACGGTTGTAACCCAATCTAATTTTCCAAATGTATCATATAACATTTTTCTTTCTTCAAATCGAGTATTTGTGCTATGATTCATATATACTAATTTTTCTCTCTTTAAATTTCCTTCCTCCAACTGAATCATTAATCTAGACATAATACTCTTTTTTTCCGTCTTCCACATAGAATTTTCCAATCCGAGTGGCAATGTACTTATACGTGGATCTACAACATCCACATTCTGTACATACATTCGAAGAACATTATCTGGTAATACATAAGGCTCTTCAGATATCTTCTCTCCATTAGCAAATGTTCCTATCAACCCTTTCTCTGTATGCTGATCCCCATTATGAGACATCACCACAAATTTGGTTGGAAGATGTTCTAAAATATCTAAAAGTCTTTTCAAATACATGGTATTAGTATATACAATGTTGATAGGTTTTAAATCTGCAGGATCAAATGTATTAGGGTATTTAGCATAATCATCAGAGGCTTTATTATTTGGAGAATATACAACATCGGCCATCTTTACAAATTTATCTCCTTGTATCCAATCCGTTGGATTTTCAAACTTATTCCAAGATACTTCCCAATAATGAATTGCATAAGAACACTCTTTGGTATACTTTCTACCATCTTCATATTGATGTCCTTTATGATTTGGGAAAGGATAAAAATAATCAGGAGGGAATGCTACAATTCCTTTTTGATACTTTATAATGGCCTCAAAAAAGATCCGAGTAAAGAAATATGAACTTGTCGTTTCAAAAATTCCTTTCTGTTTAAACTTTTCCTTTGTGACTTTATCAATTTCTTGAGTTAGTTTTTCCATAATTGGGTGGTTAGGAATACAAGCCATCAATCCAGGATATAACTCTATTTTTGACAGATACCCAACAGACGTATAAAACTCAAGATAGGATAAATCATCAAAACTTTTTAAACACTCAAAATCAGTATCAATATACAACCCTCCAAATTTATTTAATATATGATATCTTAATATGTCTGATTTCGGTCCAAAATTGGTAATACTATCATACAATTCTCGATTAGGCAAACATAAACCATCAACATCTTCATCTGTCCATAATCTATACTCCCAATCAGGATTTAATCTCCTCCAAGAATTAGCCCATGCTTTATACTTATTTGGAAAAGGACAGCCTAACCAAATCTGATGAACAATTTTTGGTATCTTAATCTTAAATGTTCTGTTTTTTATATTTACATAATTTTTAGCATAGAGCTGTTTCACCAATTGCCAACGCCAATCCGTATCATAATTCTGAGGATCAAAATTAGGAAGTCGTTTCATCATTATATCAAATTTTTCTATCATCTTAGTTGTATTTTATTTCATACATAGCCATCCTCTAAAATTAAGACTTCTAAAAAATGATTCTATCTTGGTAAAACCTACGTCCTTAAGCATTTGCTCATTCTCACCAGTACTTACACAATTCATTATATTTCTTAAATCAATTTCTTTCTGCAATATTTCATCTGATGTAAAATTTGATTTTTTATAATCATAATTTGCAAAAGTAAACACCTCCTGAAAAATACCTATGCTACTTATCTCTTTTTCACAAATGATAACACCCATTTATCCTGCCCTACCTGTGAATAACTTTTCATAATGACCCTTCCTTTATATAAAAAGCATCCCCCCAATAAGCTTTGGTCATTTTCGTCATGATTCGAATAAAATTAAACATTGCTAAATAATCATCGACCTGCGGAAGCAAAGAACAACCTTTATATACTTCTTGAGTATTTACTTCTAAATAGATATAACTCAATTTATCAAGTTGATCCCCCATACTCATTAATACATTTAATTCAGTACCTTGGACATCCATGTTAAGAAAGTTATAATTTTCAACAACATCCTCAGTATCTTCTAAAAAATAATCCAATCTGGTTAATTTAATTTCCTGATCTCCAATATATTTAATATCAGGATGATATTGTGCATGTAATCCTAAATCAAGTAAAGAAGAACTCTGTCCACGATTATTTGCAATATGTAATTTTGCTTTTCTTAAATGATCATGTATGCCTATATTAAAAGCTATTTGATTTGAAAATTTCTTAATATTCTTTTTTAATACTGGAAATAAATCTTTATTAGGCTCAAACCAAAGGACCTTAGTAAATCCACAAGTTTTATACCAAAACCGTTCCTCCCCTATATTAGCTCCTACATGAATGGCTCCTTTAAGGTTTTTTAAAAATGGTTGGATTTGTTTTGCTAACATCATAATCTTATCCAGTTTTTAGGTATAAATGATCCATCTTCCATTTTTTCCTGTTCTTTTGCTCCTAATCTCCAAACAATAGGAGCAAATACTTTCTTATAAAAATTTGTATTTAACATTGCTGCCCACCAGCTAAATGTACTGTTAGCAATTATATTAGTCTTGCACAAACTCATTAATTCCAATGATAAATAATCCTCTATTTCAACAAAGTAAATTTCCTTGCCAAAATAATCTTTTTGAAACATCTCTCGACACCAAGGAATGTCATCACTAAAAATAAAAAGAGCTTCAGTTTCAGGACATAAGGCTACTGCTTCCAAATAATAAGCAAGAGAAAGATTATGATGCCCCTTAATTGTTATATAATCCCCCCTCCGTATATGTAAAGATACTGAATTACATACTGTCACAACCTGTCTTAACTTTAAAAACCTTTTTGTATAGTATATATCTAGTACCTTAAACTCCTGCCGTAGAATTGAGAATATAGCCTTATAATACTCTAAATATTGCCAATACCCATAAAGATTTATATTATCTGTCTTTAACAACTCAGGCATATATCCACGTTCGTGTATTGTTTCCTGCTTTAGAAAAGCACCAAATTTTAAATCCAATCCATATTTATCCAATTGATATAGTCTAGGATGAAGTTTTTGAAGGTGTCGGAAAAAAGAATCCTCATAACAAACTTCAATACCATTAGAACTCATCAACTTTCCAAAAGCATATTGAAACATCTGATTTCCTAAACCACCATATATTTTAACTACATTCACAATAGTTGACTTAACGAACATTTTGGAAACTGTGTAATTGCACTATCAGGATTTAGATTTATTATCTCAAGTCCTAATTTCTTTGCATCAAAGGCAATATTTGGAAAATAACGTAGGTGTCGATTAAACGGAAGCTTTTTTATTCTTGATTGCTCTACAATTGGACCTCTATTGTACACATTATGCCAATGTTGCTTACTCTCTCCATTCAAATTCATATCAAAACCTAAAAGAAAAACTCTTGATGCTCCAGTATGATATGCCAGATTAATTGCAGTACCTCCTACATTTTTATTCCAACTAAGTTTTAATGGATTGGTACTAATTCCTCTTGGATGATCCTTGTCCATTTCCATGTATTTAATCCAATCCTGTTTAACATCATGTGGATAACAAGTAACCTTTAATCCTGGAAATTGTGCTAATTGCTCGAAGTACCTTGTAAAGAAATTCTTATCTGCATAAAGAACGATGTCAATCCAATCCCCAATCGTAAAAGCAACATTGGTACCAATGACATGCTTGTCGTGTAAAAATTCCATGTATGGAGAATATATACTGGGCGGAGAAGTACCCTTCCAAACACTTTGAAAAACCTTATCTGGAATTCCAAATTGTTTTATAATAGAAGAACCTCCTCCAATAATCCAGACATCTTCATCTTCCCACATTCTGGGAACCTGCCAACTCATCCCAGTAAAGCATTAAGCAATTTCTCTGCCTTTACTTTTGTGAGTGGTTTTGCATTAAGGGCTTTTTCTTTTTCCTGCTTTTCACCATCTTTTATGGTAGTGACAACAGAAACAACATCATAAGTATCTTCTTCACCCTTACGTGGTTTTAATTTAAAATTCCCCTTAACATCCTCACGTGGCTTCAATTTAAAATTAGGCTTTACTCCTGGTATTGGTTCTTGTTTTTTTGCTGGAGGTAAACCGTCTATTGGCTTAACAACATCTCGAAAGCCAGCTGATATTTCTTTTTCAGTTGCCCAAAATTTCTCCCCCGGTTTAATTATTCGACGTCCAATCCTTAATGAACCTCCACCTTCTTTTTTCCAATGAATTAGATCTGTATCTTTTGTCTTCGGATCTTCTGCATCCACTTTTCTTACTGTTCGTTTCATATTAATAAAATTAAAAAGTTAAAAAAAAGTACTTGATTAGTATATTCTTTAAATAAATTAAGATAAATGGACAATTCCACTTCTACCATTCATATCTGAACGAATCTGTGGGACCTGAATGGTAAGTACTTTATATTTGGTCACCATATTGCCTTCTTCTGCCCATTGGACGTTCTGTAATGGTAAACCTTGTACCATACGAACAACATCACTAGTCATTTGAATCAAAAGCACGTTATCAGCAGGAAGAGTATCAATCACTTTGATTGAACTTATACCAGCAATCTTGAGAATTCTCTCACGAATAGTGGTTCCTGGAGTTGTAGCATCATAATCCAAATCAAGAATAGTTTCAAAATTTGACGGAATATACAACTGCCATGGTCCACCATAATAAGCATCAAGACTTGCTTGCTTCAAACTTACAACCTGAGTAACAATAGTAGCACCAACATTAGCTGCAATATCGTCCCAATTAGTTCCAATAGCAACTATATTCCTGTCAGGATGGTTAATGTAACTATAAATGGTATTTCTACTCCTACTATCTACAGCACCAAAGCTATATGTGGTATCAGTAAATAACATGGTTTCCTGCATTTCCAATACCCTTCTAGCAGCTCTTTCTGCAGATGTGGTATCCAAAGGATTCCCCATGTTGCGTGAAGCAGCTAATGCTCTTGCGTTAATTTCATAATCAACGTGGATAATAGGTATTGGTAAATAGTTATGTTGGAAAGTCACCCTATCCCCTTTACCACGGGACAGTGCATCCATAGTAAGTTCTGCCTCCATGGCATCACTTACATCGTGCCATTCAAGAACAGTTGTTCCCATGGCATTTCCAAGTTGATATGTCAGACCTCTTGAAATTAGGTCATCTACTCCACCTAGTCTTTGACGTTTGACCATCTGGAGTGCATCATCCAACTTCTTCCACTCATCTCTTCGAAGAGTAGCGTTGGTTTGTATTTGTTCAGCTTTATAACTAGTTGGGTCCTCAGGATCACCTCCTTTATAAACCGATATGTAGGACTTCCTAGTTTTCATATCAAAGAAAGGCTGCATGCGTCCGATATCAAGTGCACCATTATTTGCTAAAAAAGTAGCAACTGGTCCTTGTCCTCCGCCTGCTCCCATCAAATCTACATTTGCATTTATAGACATTTCTTTTTCCTCCTTTTCTTTTAGATTAAATAATTCTTACTTGAATTCTTGGGTTATGGTATTCCCCTCCTGCACTAGACTCAGAGCCTTCTGGAAGAGTAGATAAATCTACTGCTTCAATAGCTACACCTACAGCTGGACGAGTAGCTTCAACTTCTCCAGATTCTCCAGCAGTAATAGCAAGTTCCATAAGTCTACCTTCTCCATCGGACATTAACCAATCTCCAATAGCAATAGTCTCTTCATCTCTTAAAAGAGCATTCACAATATCTCCTCGACCAGGTATCCAAACCTGAATCTTATCCCCAGCTGCAAAATCATCATCAATGTCTTCACCTTCAAGTTCGTTTTCAAAAGCAAACATTGGAAGGACATTGCCTCCCTGAGTAGCATGATTCCTGATGGTAGTAGCCCCTGGAACAGGTTCAACCAACATACCGGGAGTACAAGCTTCGGATGCTTCATATTCCTCATTTACATCTGAGAAATTCTTGATTTTAATGGTATTTTTAGCCATTATTTATCCTCCTTTTCTTCTTTAATTTTAGTACCCCTTCCAAGGAACATTGGTTCAACTTCGTCAGCATTTACCTGAAGATTGTCGCCACCATTACCATTTCCTTGCAAAGAAAAATCTGTTTCATCCTCTTTTTTGGTAGAGTTATAAACTCTTTCAAGTGTATCCTCCTCCATAGAGTTAAGAACTGTATCAGGCCATACCTCTTTTGAAGTATTGTCCTGAATACTTTTTGTCATTGAGTCCCTTCTAGCTTTTAGTTGCTTCTTACCATAAGCAAGAGCAGCCTTATCCTCTGGACCTAATTCATTCACTTTAACTTCTTTCTCAACAATCTTTTCTACCTCCACCTCCGTAGGTGCAAGTTTGTCAAGAGTTGCTTCGTCAAAAGTCAACAATAACTCCCTATCTGCCTCAACAAACTTGGATTGCTCATTCGCAATCAAAGCATCTATTTTCTTAAGGCAATTAGGGCAATCTTTCTTTTCACTCATTTGATTGTCCTCCTTGTTTTTAATTGGTTTCGTTCTTACAAATTTATTTATACTATTATTTACCACATATTCTACTTTTTTGTGGACCTCCACAGGATCACCCGTAAGCTCAACAACCCCGCTGTTGAATGAGTAATCTTGTTTGTAGATTTTAGATTCTCCGACTCGTAACCTAGATTCATAAACGACATACTCATCATACACTTCATGTAAAAAATGGTAGGTGTCATTTGAATCTAAACTATCTATCTTCCGACGGACAGCCTCAAGTCGTTCTGTCAACCCCTCACTGGTATTATCAGTGGGAACCAATAATGAATATCCTTGTTCCTTTAGGGATTGAAAAGTCTTAGGGAACTTGTCTGTTCTAATCATTTCATTGTCTTCTCCTTTCTTGTTATTATTACTATTTGCACGAATGCCACAACCATCTTCAATAGAACAAGCACCTGTCCCGCCGGGCAGGAGAGCCAAATGATCCGGTCTATGATTTCTAGCTATTGCACTATATTGTTCTCCATTAAATTCTCCTTCTTCTTCCTCTTCGTCAGAAAAAACTCCTACACTTACTTCAACAGGCTCTGATGCTTTAACTGCTGCCAATATATCTGAGGAAACCTGCCTCAACCTATCTTCCTCTAACCAAGCTTCTGCTCTAAGTTTCTTTCCTTTTACATTTGAATGGAATACCTTTCCTACGGTACGTTCCTCTAAAATCTCTGGACTATTGGCTGATACAGATTCCCCTCCTTCCTCTGGGTGATCAATAACTATTGGAATACCATTCCAAGCACCAGCAAATTTACCAAGTTCTGCAATAAGATGAAGTAAAGGACCATGACTTCCATGATGAACACCTTCCACCATCATTACTACAGGAACCACTAAATTCTTCTTTCCTAGAAGAGTTTTCTCCTTTACTGTATATCCATCTACAGTAGTAAAGGTAACTACTGAATATTTGTTCTTTAGATCAGCCATAACATATCCTTCATTTTTTTTATTAATCAGACTAACAACTTCCTTTCTTTCCTCCAGTCTTCGTTCCTGTTCCTTTTCCGCCAGCTGTTCCTTTACCTCCACCTCTTCCATCTCTTGGTCCTTTTGAACCACTTCTTGGTCCTTTTCCATCTCGTCTTGCCATTTTCTTTTCCTCCTTAATTTTTAATTTATATTAGTACCATATACTTTTTGCTCTTCTTTTAGTCAAACGCCAACCACATAGATAACAGTTATAAATATATAATTTTGCTCTACTGCTCGTTAAGTACTTCATACTATTCCAATCTAAGCCAAGTCTCTTAATACAACGACGGCATACCACCTTATCATCAGTATTTATTGCTCCTACCGCAATATTAGTCTTTGTAGGTGTTAATGTTGGAAATGAAGAATATGTAACGTCTTGTCCCATTAGTTCCAAACTCCTTTCATTATTTTTTCAACTTCAGCTATCCAGGGTAATGCAATACATCTACATTGCGGATGCAAAGGGATCATGGGCTCAATTTCATCCAAGGTAAAAATCCTCCCTTCCATTGCAGCACATATATCACAAACCCTGTCATCTCCTGCGGTACTCCATTCAGCTTTTACCATTACTCCTTCCAATCCCCAATTTCGATATTCTTGAATAGTAGCAAGATGATGCGCTCGTATTATTTCCGTACGTGCTAACAATACCGATCTATTCATTGCTGGGATGAATCGTCCTAGCGTGTCCTTTATCGCCAAATCCCCCATTCCTGTACCATTAATAGTGGCAACAAGCTTTCGGGCAAGCAAGGCAGGTCCGTCGCCGTCAGCCATCCCTTGAGCTAG